GGAAGTTTCTTAAGAAATACCAGAAATGCGGCAGTTTACCAAGCGATACCCCCAGGCCCAAAGGCGCCCTCCGAATCTGTTGTGCAGACCTCACCCCAATCTAAACCCTCCTGACGTAACTGTCAGCGGCGTAGGTTCGTGGGAATGAGTGTGCTATCATACAGAAACAAGGAAGGCCCCCCAATGGGACGAAGGGACAATATCAGTCGATGAAAGTAGCCCGCTAACTAAATATCCAGGTCATGTGCCAATTTAAGGGTCACGCGGAGCTGGGGCCTTGTGGGGTCAACACTACTACGGATCAACGCCGCACCGAAGGTGCCGTTGTGAATGCGTAGTCGTTGAGAAATCCCATAGGTGCCCAACCCTCGTTATTAATGCGTCGTTCAGACCAAAGTCCACCCGACAATTGACAAACCGGAAGATATAGAGCTTCGCTTACATTTCCAATACTAAGAACACTGTTACCGAACCAGAGAACCCACTAAGCGTCATGGGTGAATTGTCACAATCACTCAGTCGCCATCTCAATCCATTCACACGATGAAATAGACTTAAGCGTTACGCCATCGCTCAAATTAGTCTCATCGTGAAGGTCCGAAATGGAACCGAAGCTGACTAGCTTCATTTCTCTGAATACCAATCTCCAGTCAAAACTTTCGAAGAAGAAAGGAACTGTGGTTTTGTTGATCTCCTGCCATGGATCGAATCCACGACATGAAGGAAGTTGACTCAACCTCTCCGCCTTGCGCCACGCGCTCTCATAAGGACGGAGGGCCTTCATACCAAGGCCGTCATTAACCCCCCACCAGAGACTACCCTCAGTAGTATTCTCTGATGATGAAGTCAACCAAAGATTGACCACGGCTTCGCCGTAGAACTCATCCCACCCAGGACTTTCCTCACACATTGGAACATTCTCCCAATCGTTAGGACTCTGAGGCTCACATATCTGTTTAACATCGTGCATGATCGTCTTATGAACGATCCACAATGACTCCTTTTTGCAAGGAGGGAACAACTTTCCCTTCAACTTAAACAACTTACAGATAGAGCGATCCTGGCGTGATGGTTGCCACCTCCCGAACGGGAGAAGACCAACACCTCCGTACTGAACCGGAACAAAGAATGGTAGATGTAAATCCCATTGCCGAGCAAGCACCTTGAAATTTTTTATAAAAATATCATACCAGGCTGCTTTACATGAGTCAGGAAGAGTTTCTAGCAAGTCTTTTGAATTACTTCGAAAGCTAGAGTACTCACCAAAAATATCCTCCGGACCCATGGATCCCCCACTTCTCTTCACATGGAAGAGAAGACCCAGATTTATGAACTTTATCAATTTAAAATTCTGGATACGGGATACCTCGACTTGGAAGTCGTGCAAGATTGTTTCTTTCTCCTTAGAAATATGAAATTCATAAAGAAACGTGGTCGAATTAATATTAAGAAATTCATCAGACCAATAATACTTGCCGACGGATGGTAGCATGCCAAAGGAAGGGCATAAAGCTAACCACCACTTGTGTACCTCCGGGGTTGCCGGGAAAACACAATCATCTCCATTAATGAGCAAGGGTAAGTCACGTATTTTTACTCGCGACCTTCGGAACCCTATAATCGATGGATCATTAAACTCGTCTTGCCCCATTTCCACTGCCTTACGACAGATTGCAGCATTTACAATGCACAAAATTGGAAAGGACATGATAGACCCCATCAATTGCCCATTCTGCTGATCTTTATAAACTCGAGTACCCTTCCGAGTACGAGGATCAAGCAGCTTATGCCGTGTCAGGCTCTCAATGAACAGACAACGGAAACTCTCCCTGAGCTCACCGTAATCTGCCCAGTCCTCGTCGAGGAAACATGTGTCAATAATTGCATTTGCAGCCGCCTCAGAAAGGTGGGCAAACAGCATATCCGTCGCAGCCTTGTAGTCTCCGCTCAGCCACTTCTCGCGTTCCGCGAGGTGCCCGAGCACAGTTGTCAAAAGAGTTTCATCGACAGGTCTCCCAATCAGGGAGAACTGAGGAATCTTACTCAAGTGACGCCACAAGTTCATCTGCAACGGTTTCAACACATATCCCCGTAAACAAGGACCCTTCGTAATCACACGCACCTTCAGAGCTTCCGGAAGTGCTACAGTCTCAACTAGATTAGGCTCTTCAAGAGCAAGGCGGACTAACTTGGCCGCCATGCGAGCATTCTCTAGCTGACTTTCTGCAGACACACCGCAAACTCCTCCAGATTGTTCAACGAAGGATTGAGAACTTTCATTCCACACAGCCCTCATAGTTACACTATACGGCTTGTGACGACCTACCCCCCCAAGGCTTCGGATGACATCGCCCACAGCTTGGACAGCGCCACCCTTGGCCCGGGAGTTATAGTAGTTCGCACTAGTCGACGGGAATACCAGACGCAATAGATCATGCGGGACAATCCGATGACCCTTAAATAATTCGATTGCTGTACGTCTGACTTCCGCGCGTGTTTGAGACTTCGACAAGACATGATCCCACTGACCATTGACTTGCGACCAAGCGTCTCCGTAACCCATGATCATTTCATCACAATCGACATCCTGGACTTGATCCATGTATCGATAAAGAAGATCCACCGTTGTAAAGCGATGGTCTGAATAATGTTCATGACTTAGGTCACGGAGATGCTCACTCACAGGTAACTCACTGGCAAAATGTATAGCCGTTGTAAGTATCTCGTAAGTCTCAATCTCGGCCGCAAGTAATCCATCTTGCGACGCCCGGGGGCAGCCTTTCTTTGACATATTCAATGATGTCATCAATTCGTGAAAGTGCTGCTTACACGCAGTGTCCCTATATCGCCTAAACCACCTACCCCACGTACTTCCTATCAAACAATGCGACTTATCGTCTGATTCAAATGGGTTGGGTGGCAGGGTGCACTTCATACTCGCTGCATAAAATGCGCAGATCTTATACTTGGAAACCTTTATCCAAGGATCTGCCCCCTTTAATTCTTCTTCTAATCGTCTCCAACGACCTAGAGTCGAGCTAAGATCTAGCCGCTCGGCGTTGTAACCAAAACACGTTGATAACAATACCAAGAGACGTAAAACGACCTCAATTTGACTGGAGGCAACCTCACTACCATGGTTCTTCTCAGGTAGATATGATCTGTCCGGGACCGAGGTCCCGTTTCGACATACTTCACACCGGGCACGAGGGTGTGTTGTGGTCGATAGATTATCCTGAGAGGAAGGCGTCAAGGAGCAATTAACCGCTTCTTTAGTTTTCTTTAAAACTCTATAAGAAAAC